TATAGCAACACCAGGTTGTGCCCATTTTTCTTCAAAGTCTTTCATATCTACACTACCTTCAGGAACTAATATTTTAGTATTAGTACTTGTAGTAGCGTGAGCAATAATCAAAGAACGAGTTTTATTAATGTATTCTTGCAATCCTTTTACCATTCTTACATCAGATGTAGGATATGGTGTTCTAGTATGCAAATTACATAAAGGTACAATAGGATATTCTTCACAAGGAAGTATTCTTGAATATAAAAGTGTTTCACCTATTATAATACATTGCTTTATTCTAGTTGCCATAATTTTAACAACTTTAATTGCACCTTTTAAAATTAAACCTTGAAAATCAGTTTCTTCAATATTTATTTCAGGAACGTCTGGAGCAGGTACTTCAGCTTCAACAGGATAACCTGCTTCTGTCATTTTTTCCTGCGTAACAGCTTGTTGTTGCATCATTGCAATTTGTCTTTTTTCTTCAAGTTGCATAACAAGTTGTTCAGCTTGTCTTTGCTCTGTAATTATATTACCTTCTATAATCCAAGCTGGTTTTTGTATATACTGATTAAATTCGTCCTCTTTTAATAAATCTTCTTTACCCGAAAATTGTTCAAAAACTCTCATTCTTGGAACTTCTATTTTATAATATCTTTCGTAACCTCTTACATATTCGCTTTGCTCATGTAATAACCCTACATCTTCTGGAAAAAATATCTCGCTTTTGTTATCTCTTCCTGTTTCAGGAGCATTAAAATCTTGTTCACTATCAGCATCATCTATTTCTTTTTTATATTTAGGATATAATTTTTTTGCTTGTTCTCTACTAAATAAACGAGAGACTAAAATATTTTCAGCATCATCAAAAAACTTACTTCTACTATTAGGGTCTACATAAACATCTAATGGGTCTATATCGTGCATACAAACCTCACCTTTACCCATATCTTTATAAGGGTCTTGATAAACGTTTATATATCCTATACCCATTACATAATAATCATCAACAGCTTGTTTTATAACAGATTCACCATCTGATATATCATACATATAAGACAACAAAGCACTCAATACTTGAGCAACTTTATTATCAGAATCTTCTCTAGGAGCAGCTCTAAACGAAGGTCTTTTAGCAGTTAACATAGCTTTTGCTGCTTCTACAGCAGGATGAATCCTATTAATAACAATAGGAGCCTGACCTCTTGCTTCTAAAACTTCTGCTTGCTCTTTAGTCCATTGACGACCTAATCTAAATTCTTTGTCCTCTTTAGCTTGTTGAGCCCAAGCATCACGCTTTTTGCTATAATCTTTGTATAACTGTATAGTCTCACTAACTATTTTAGGGGTCTTTTTATCTTCCATTTTACCTATTTTTTATCAACTTAATATACAACTATAATGTCATCCAATCAAGTGTTTTTTTGTTATTTAAATTATTTTCATCAATTTTTTCCCATTCTTTACGTCTTGATGGTTTTGCTTTATCTAAAGCTGTCCATATTGCGTCCATAACATCGTCATGTTTTCCTCTTGGGTAACTTAAAAATTCTTGTTGAGGAATGTTATCTTGTGGTCTAAAGAAAAAAGAACCTTTAGCAAATAAAGGTACTAATGATAATAAACGTTCACTTTTTCTATTTCTAGGCTTTACACCTTTTTCAAGGCCAGGTATATATAAACTTTCTTTTAACATAAGTTCTCTTACCGCTGTTCTTAAAGCCTCTTGATAACCTACTGTTTCTATTTTCATTCTCCTAGGCCTATATTTTTTAAAAACTTCAATAAGTTTTTGAGGCTGTTCTGCAGGGCTAATTCTATCCCTATAAATATCAATAATATACTTATTATTATCGGAGTCAATACCCATTGTAGCAACAACAAAATAATCGGCAGTGGAAGAAAGACTACTAGCAGGGTCAACTCCACAATAGACTTCAACTGGTTTAATTTCTTCTTCTCCATCTACAGTCCTAACTAGGCAATTTTGCCCATTTATTCTTTTGTAATCATAGTGATGCATTTTTATCCATTCTGGTTTGAACGGAGCCATATCAGGAGATTGGGCTATATTCATGTACTCTTGATAAAAACCATTTAAGTTTCCTACAGATGCAAACTCTTTTTTTATTTCATTAATACGTGATTTAGGAAATCTTTCAGGCCATATACTTTTTTCATCTTCATCCCATATAGAATACCATAAAGTATGCCATGCTGGAGAATCTTTAGCCCAGTATAAAAAACAATCCTCAGATATTACAGTGCCTATCATAGCTATTTTACCTTCATCTGATAATGATGGTATTACAGCTTCTGTAACCCATTTTCTATTTTTAGCTCTAGCTTCTGGTGTAAATGCATTAAGTTCAGACTCAAAATCATCTACCACAATAAGATTAGGACGAGTATCTCCTTCAATAAATCCTCTAACTCTTTGTCCTGTACCTACAGCTATAATCCTTGCACCATTAGCAAGTACTACATCATTGTTAGTCCATCTTTTAGCTGTATTAGGACCAAGGTCTCCAAATATATCTTTAAATCTATCTGAATGTGTTAAGTGATATTTAATACGTGATAAAAAGTTAATAGACTGAGTTTGTGATTCTGATATAATTACAATAAATAAATCTTCATCTGTCTTTTTAAATGCTATTCTCCATAAAGGGAAGATGAGGGTGGTAACTGTAGACTTCGCTGTACCACGAGGCGCTGCAATTAACACCCTCCTTTTGTTGTCGTTAGCGAGTGCAGAGTACACATCTGTGTGAAATGGGGGTGTACTCTTTCTCAATGCTGTAGGGAAGCAGTGCCTTCCGAACAGTGCCATATTATTGCGAAGCTTTTTTAAAGCCTGCATTTGGCTATATTGTTCTTCGTAGTCCACTATTTTTTCTTTTTTTTAGGTGGTCTACCTTTTTTCTTACCGTACGTACCTTTTCCTTTTGGCATTACTCTTTCTCCTCTGTTATTGTTTTAGTTGCTATAAGCTTATCTTCTTCCTCTCGAAGTTCATCAATAAGTTTAGTATTACTAATAGCTTCTAGTTTTTCAGTTGTTTTAACTAGTTGTTTTTCTTTCATACCATGCATACCTTGTAGGTTTTCTACAGCACGCATAAGATTAGTAACATCTTTTTTATCTTCAGCCATAGCTATTACTTTAGCAAGTAAATCTAAAGTATAAGTTTTGTCTAATCCATGGTCGGTAAGTAAGTCTGCAAGTTCTTCTTTTATCATCTTTTCAAAAACCTCCGTTTTCATCATTCTTTTCCACTTTTTAAATTCAGTGGGTGTATAACTACCAAGAACCATATCTAATGCTAAATTATAGTCCCATGTAACAGAATAGGCTTTTGCAAGATTTTTCATCATATCTTGCTTAGACTTAACTTCTAGCATAGGTTTGCCAGACATCGTAGTATTAGTTTTCCTACCTGATACTTTTAATTGCTTAGAAGCATACTTAGGATTAAAAAAGGTGTAACCCCAAGGAAACCTAAGATATATATTATTCTTATCATGATTAGAGGGATACTCTTTTCTATTAATGCATTTAGCAACATAGTTATCATCAGATATAGCATATCCCCCAGGCTGAACCATTTTCCAGTATACATACTTAATACCTTTATCGTCTGCTTCCTGTTTTCTATAAACGTTATATGTTGTAAGACCTTTGTCTTTATGGTCTATATTTATTGTGTACAAATTATCTTCTACTTAATAACTCTTTTGCTATTTGAGATATTTTTTTTGCTTGTCCTGGTCCGTATTGTCCTACATTACTAAAAGGATAATTTGTTTCTTTTACTAAATCTGTAACATTTTGAGCGCCATACGGATGCATTGGGTTTTTTCCTAAAATACCACCTATTTCATCAGCCCAAAAATTTCCTTCTTCATAATCATCTGCCATGTCACCTAAATCATAACCTTGTTCTTCTAATTGGTCATACATCATATTATCTTCAGGACCCCAATTTTGCTGACCAAAACTCTCCCAACCTCCAGATGGGCTTATATAACCACCTTTAGATAATAAATATTGCCCAAAATTTAAAGCAGAAGGATTTTGAAACATTCTTGTTCCTTCAGGGCTTAATCCTTCAGGTGTTTTTACACTACCCACACCATCTGCACTTCCTAAAAGCCCTTTCATTTCACCATAAGCCATTTTTTTTCCTTTATTTATTCATGTTTTTTAATAAATCTTTTGTCATTTTTACAACTGTTTTAGAATCTGATATACCAGAATTATTTCCTACCATTCCTACTAAATCCGTAACATCATAATTTGGTATAAAATAATCAGAGTCTTTAGAATAATGTCCTAATCGGTTTCTATCTAAAGCCATATCTAAATATTTAGTCATAAGCATTGCTTCATTTATATTAATAAAATCATCCACATTTCTAGGATTAAAATAATTAGGATTATCCATAACATAATCTAATAAAGCAAGTTTTTGCTTATCTTTGTATTTTACATTTTCTTTTTTTCCCATTATATCTCCTAATCTACTAATTCAAAATGTGGAAAATCATCAAAATTGTTATCATCCACTTCAAAGTTCATATTCCAGTCACCGCCCCATCTAAGTCTTATTCCCATAGACTGAGCAATGCCAATAACAAAACCAGCAAAAAGATGAAAACGTTCCCTATCATCCCAAT